ACCATGTCGTAGGGCACTAAGTGATCTGCCTCCGTGGCGGGCCGTACTTTGCACCACACGCACATGGGTTTGTCGCGTAGTAGTGCCGCTCGACGTGCGCGGTATTTTGGGTTTGCAGTTCGTTTAGGCATAGGGCCTAACGCCCTCGCGTTGCTCGGTTGTTCTAGCGCGGCGCGTTCGCGCCTTGCTTACGGTTTGCATGATTTGGCCCGTTGGACGGGTTCGTGTCGCTCGTTGTGTTTTCATTTGTTTGTTTTATCTAGGTTAGTTGTTATGGCTACTTGGGCATAGTGCCCCCGGGCACCAACCCGTCCGTTGGTTATGCACGGTTCACACACGCCACACACCGTTTAATGTGCATGGGCTTTACCCGCCTGTCTAACGGGCTAACTACGGCCGGTTAGGCCGCGTGGATTTTCACCAACACCCGCTAGACACGTGCGGGACGTAACCGTGCGACGGTTCTACTGAAATTGTTAGAACGGTTCCTCGCGTTCCATGCTCTTACTTGCAACCTCTTTGAGTAATTCCTCAATTACTTTTGAGGCCTCGAATTTGGTTAGCGCGTTCACGCTCTCAATTTCCTTGCCTAATGCGTCATTGCAAAATAGCCGTAACGCCTCATCATCTGCCAAATTGGCCTTGGTTGCTTGGATTTTAAGCATTTTTAGTTGTGGTGCGGTTACCGGGCCATTGCTCGCCATGGCCTTGCGTTTGTTTTGTTCCTTTTCCACAATCCGACGCATAGCCAAATCGTTTTCCTGTTGCGGTGTCGTTGGAAATGGATCCTCGACATTGGCAAACTCTTGGCGGTGCTTTATCTCGTCGTGGGACGCTATGGATTTGTCTATGCCGTAACCCATGTAGCCCAATGCACGGCCAAGCGCACTCGTAAATCCCACCATTCTTTCGGCGTTACGTGTGTATGGTGTGCGGCCCGGTACTTGTTCGGCGGCCGACGCAATGACGGGTACCGCGTCACGTTCATCACGCCACACCGTTACCACGCAAATGAGGAATAGTTGCTCGCCTACTTGTTCGAGAGTGCATGACGTCTCTTGGATCCGTAGTTGTGGCCAATCTTTTAACGCCAACCGCAACCGGGTGGGAACGTCCACGTAGCCGTTTAACTCAAATGCCATTACTAACCGTCGCTTTCTTGTTGAGTGTGGGCAATTTACCTAGTGGGTGTAATTCGGTTTGTGGCGTGTAGTAGGCCGCGGTTTTGTACCAATCGCTAGGCCGTTGCCGTTCGGGTTGCAATGTGTCCGCGTAGTGTGCCCACCCGGCCAACGTCACGTGGTAGTTCGAGTAGTCCACGCGGTCCACAATGCCCAACACGTAAATGGCGGGTTTGTCGTAATCGCGTGTAATTAAACACCCATTGGCTAGATCTGTTCCGCGGACCTCGTAGCCGGCTACGTCATACGCCCCGGCTAGTTTCGCGTCGGCCTCCAATGCGTAGGGCACGTGCAAATAGCGGGCCAATGCCATTTCGGCGGCGAACCCGATCATGTCGCACCGTTTAATCCACGTTTCGCGTGTGTAGCCCGGTTTAACGTATGACGTGCTTTTTAGTTCGCCGTATTCGTGGCGTTTTGTGTAGAAATAGTCCACGAACATGCGTAGTTCGCCTACGTCATCTGGCCCTAACTCGATTACGGCCTTAGTAACACCCACGTGTTACGGCCTCCAATCGTTGCAATTCCGCGGTGAGGTCCGTTATGCGTTGTTCCAAAATACGGATACGCACCATGGCGAGGAACGTACACCGGGCCACCAATAGGTCGTTGGTGTTTTCGTGTAGTTCGTTTATTTTGGCGTACACCATTTGCCCGCCACCGTGGCAATCTGCCATTAACGCACTCATGGCCGGTAGGTGGTCCAATTCCACCAACCGCCGCTCGATCCGGGCACACCCGCCCAAATCAAAAACCCAATGGCTAGGTTTATTTCGGGTTTCAGTAGATCGTTGCACGTAATGGGGTAGCCGTTGGCGGCCGCCCACCCGGTTGGCCAATACGTCGAGCGGGCCACCCACGTAGGGCAATGGATCTGTAACAACCCGTAACTATTGCCGTTATCACCTACCGCGTAAGGGTTGCAACCGCTCTCCAAACGCATAATTTGGGCTAATTGTGGGGTTTCGGTTGCCGGCCAACCGTAGCCCAACGCGTACCCGGCCCACGCGCCACACGCCCCATTTGGGGGTTGGGGCACCGTGGTTTGGGTTGCGGGTTTTGACGCGTCTAGCGGCCTGTAAACGGTGTTTGCGGGCACCATGGTGGGGGTAGGTGCCGCGTCTGGCCGTGGATTTGGGAGTGGGCTAATCCATAGGGAAACGACAAACGCGGCACCCACGAAAATACTACCTATGAGCGCGTTCACGCTACGCCACCGTCGCGGTTGGTTGGGTGTGTCCCCATGTGTTCGAGTCTGATTGGTTTGCCCCATGTATCCCACCTGTTTAAGCGTGTGGCCAATTGGGCTAGGGAAATAGTCCCGTTTGGCAATCTAAAAATTTGGACCATGATTTGGCCGCCGGTTTCTAGTTCACCGGTTAGAACCTCGTAAAAAATGAGGTTAGGTTGTTGGTTTTCCGTTTGGTCGGGCACGTCGCTTGCCGCCTTTCGTAGTTGTCGTTTCTACCGTAGCGGGGACGTGTTCGGTGGTGGTGGATTTGCCGAACGCGGCGTGAAACGCGGCCCGCACTCGATCCGGATTGTTGGCCATACCTTGGGTTATCTCAATGTGGAACCAATCGCCGCCGGGTGCCCCGTGGACTGTAGGTTTAGCGTAACTAACCCACGCTTGGTGATTGTGAGCCTTTACTAGCCCGGTGTCCACCCGGTCCACGCGCCAACCGCGGCCGTGGTCGTTTGGGAAATAGTCCAATACACATTGCACACCCAATAGTTCCCAATGATCCAATACGGTGTTTAACCACGTGAGGGCCTTTATGCGGGCATTCGGTACGCCTAGTTTGCGGGCCTCAATACGCCGGTACGACAAATCCATGGCTACGCCACGTGCGTGGTTACTGATTACACCGCGTGTGGTATCTGATCCGGTGCCGCGTACGTTACGGAATACGTAGTGGCCGTTGTTCCATACCGCGCCACCGCTCGTTAGTTCCGCTTGCTTTACCCATTCGATTGTCCCGGCCAATGGTTCGGATACCACCGGGTAGCCCAATACTTTGTACGCGGGCATTACTTTTTCGGTTCGTCCTTTTTTGGGTGGACAAACGCCGCAATGTGTGGGTCCCCAATTTTGCTACTAATAAACGCAAGTACCGCCGAAATTAACGGCATGGACATAGCCAACAATGCCGGGTCCGCGTTGTATTTCATACCTAAATAGGTGATAATGCCCAACACGCCGCCTTTTAGCGTTTGGTCAATACCTTGCGCGGTTGATCCGTTCATTCGCGCCACGCAAACGTTCCGTATTCGCCAACGTCTGGCAAAAACACCATGCCCGGGCCGGCATACGCACCCCTGAAATTTGCGTGGTAACTCGTTTGCAACCACGTACCGGTTAAACCGATAGACGCAATAAAGGTTTGGCCGATTGGCTCACTCTCGGGAAATTCGCCGCCGCCGCAATCGTCGTTATTTACAACGATTACCTCGCGTACTATGTTTTCCTCAACTAACGCAAAATGTGCCATAGGTTCCTACCACGTAATAGATCCGCTACCGGTAAACGTGTAATAAGTGTATGCACCGGTTGTACCCGTGGTTGGTGATCCGGTTGTGGACGCGGCCGCGGTTTTGCTACGAATAATTACAATTCCTGAACCACCGTTTTGTCCGGTTGCCGTGGATTTACCGCCGCCGCCGCCGCCTGTATTTGTTCCACCGGCTACACCGGCATTACCGCCGCCACCCGTGCCACCGGTACCCGTACCGGTAGCAAACCTCGATCCACCACCACCACCACCGGCATACGTGTTTGTAGATCCGGTAATGTTCGTACTTTGACCGTTGCCACCATTAGAACCGGTTCCCGTGGACGCGCTAGCAAGTAACGCACCGGCCGCGCTAGCACCGCCGCCACCCGCGCCGCTTTCATTTCCTGAACCCATACCGGTAGTGATATTGCCACCGGCCGAACCTTGCCCGGTAACCGGCGAACCACCGATACCGGAACCACCGGAACCGCCCGCACCACCACCCGAACCACCATTACCGTACGAACCGGCACCGCCGCCGATACTCACAATCGTGCCAAATACTGAAATACCACCGTTAGTAGTGGCCGAACCGCCGGTACCGCCACCACCAACGGTTACGGTAAACGCGGTGCCCTTCGGCAAAAACAATGCGGGTTCGGCACTCGAACCGCCGCCACTAGTTTGTCCAACTACGTTTGTTCGGTAACCGCCGCCACCGCCGCCACCGCTAAACGTTGATCCACCGCCACCGCCGGCTACTACTACATACTCAACCTCTACAAGGTTGTTGCCACCGCTAAAAAAAGTGAATGATGACGCCGACAATGCAACTAACGTGCCGCCTCCATATTGCGCCAATGCTAGGGAACTAGCCGTATTTACGGTTGCGGTACCGGCCGTTATTGTGCATGTGCCGGCACCTTTGTTGGCAATAAAAATTGTGTCGCCGGTGGTAAACACGTTTGCGTTTACCGTAATTGTGGTTGCCCCGGCGTTGTTCATAATTACGCGTTTGCCCGCGTCACCGGCCACCAACGTGTAATTTGCCGTTTGGTCGTTTATTGGCAAATTGGTTATGTCGTTTAATTGTTGGGCCGTGAGCACCGCCGA